ATGAAAAGAAACCAAGAAGTATCAATCATAATCCAATCACTACTTGAAAATGGACTTCTGCAAGAAAGACAAACAGACAGAGCAAGGAGCGTAGTGAAAGAAGCGTTTAAGGAAATTAGACGGGTAAGGTATGAAGAAAGGCAGGAAAAGCATAAGGAGCATAGGATGAATTGAGGTGATGTCATGAAAATAAATAATTATGTGAAAATCCGTGGTACTTATGTGCCTACATCGAGCCTTACGAAAGAGGAGTGGCTGGAGGTATCCGGTACCATATTGGACCGTTTCGCCGGGAAACTGGGATATAAACGGGAGGAAAAGCTCTGTGTAAAAGGTTAGACAACCCTTTGCTATGTGGTACCGGAAGATTATACGGAAAGGAGGGACAAGCATGAGAAAACGCACAAAAGAAAATGTATTATGTGTCACCGCAATTATTTGTTTGCTGGTATGCATAATTACGGCAAGAGCAGTAAGCAGCTTTCACGTGCAGGAAATGGTTTTATTTTCAGTAAGTGCCGTATATTTGGCGGTATTTATTGGAGTAAATAGAAAAAAGGTGCTGAAATAAAGCACAGAAAGGCAGGAGAGAACATGACTTTTCCAAAACATATTATGACAACGGCGGAACTTGCTAGGATGGGTTTCCCATCAAAGACACTGAATGCAATTGCAAAAGAGCCGGAACAGAATATCGCATTTCGTCTCAGACCGGACGGAAACGTCTTTTGGGACACAGAAAAATTGCAGAAGCGAATCGAAGATAATATGGTTCGCAACTAAGAGAGGAGGTAATGGATATGATGAAATTAAAAAAGTCACCAACGCAGATAAACTGCAGTTAGTGACATAAGAAAAAACACAGTAACAGTATACCATTGATAGACCATTCGGTCAAGAAAGGAATTGAGAGTATGGAATTAAGAATTAAATCAATGTCGTTCCCGGAAGCAATTGAATTTAACTTTGAGCAGTTGAAGCAGGAGCTGACAGACAAAGCAGAACAGTATAAGAATCTCATTTATACAGATGATCAGGTGCAGGATGCGAAGAAGGATGTTGCAGCCTTGCGGAAATTCACGAAAGCACTTTCGGATGAAAGAATTAAGGTAAAGAAAGAGTGCATGAAACCATATGAAGAGTTTGAAGCAAAAATCAAGGAACTGTCGGCGATTGTGAATGAACCGATTGCGCTGATTGATTCACAGCTGAAAGAGTATGAAATGCAGAAAAAGCAGGAGAAGTTATCGGTAATTCTTACATACTGGGATGAATGTGAACATCCGGAAGAATTGACTTTTGAATCTATCTATGATGAGAAATGGCTGAATGCTTCTGTATCTATGAAAAAGGTTCAGAATGCAATTACTGAAGCGATTCAGCAGTTTAGCAGAGATATGGCAACGCTTGCTACCTTGCCAGAATACAGTTTTGAAGCACGTCAGATGTATATTTCCACGCATGATGTTACAAGCGCACTGAATGAGGCTAACAGACTCTCTGAAATGGCAAAGAAAAAAGCGGAGGCGAAAGCAAAGGAAGAAGAGAGGAAAAAGGAAGAAGTCAAGCCGGTAGAAGAATTTGTTACCCCGGCAGCATCGGTTGACGAAGAACCGGAAGAGGCTTTTATTCCATCATTTGAAGAAGTGACAAAGTCCTCATGGATTAATTTCAAAGCAAATATGACAAAGAAGCAGGTGGAGGAACTGTGCAGGTTCTTTGATGAAAAACAGATTCCATATACGCTGCAATAGAGAGGAGAAGTGATTGTATGTACCGGGTAATAATTGAGGTTGAATATTTGAAAACGGCATTTGATTTTGTGGAAGCAGAAAGCGCCGTTGCTTTTATGAAGACAGCTATTCAATCGCATAATGAATCAGCAAGTAAAGGTGCTTTTGAAATTTGGATGAAGTACGTTGAGGAAGAGGAGGGTGCAGAGACATGAGTTTAAGTGAAAAACTTAGCCGGATTCAGACCACCCTTAAGGCTCCCAAGAATCTGTATAACAAATTTGGAAAGTACAAATACAGAAATGCGGAGGGCATTTGTGAGGCGGTAAAACCTTATCTGGAACAGAATAAATGTTATATGGTGTTGAAAGATGACATGTTAGAGCTGGGCGGAAGATTCTATATCCGAGCGACGGCAACTTTGTATGATACGGAATCGGATGACTGCATAAAGGCTACTGCATTTGCGAGAGAGGCTGAATCGAAAAAAGGAATGGATGAAAGCCAGATAACAGGGGCGGCATCCAGCTATGCAAGAAAGTATGCGCTGAATGGTTTGTTTCTTCTGGATGATACCAAAGATGCAGATTCCAATGAGTATTCCGAACAAGGAAAAGAAAATACGGATGAAAATAAAGAAGCAGAGCAAAGGCAGGTTGAACTGTCGAAGATTTCAGAGATTAAGGTGAAATCACTGGAAGAAAGGTGCAGGAAAGAGCACATTGAATTGTCCAAACTTATGCGGCTTTATAAGGTTAGTTCCCTCAGTGATCTAAGTGAATTGCAGTTTCGGAATATCAATGATCACTGGGAAGATATAAAGAAGGTGTGACATGGAATTTACAGGCAAAGTTAAGGATATCAGCATGGACTGGCAGACCGGACAGGCACAGATTACATTTACCATCAATGAGAAGTCTGCACTTGCTTCTGTTGATTCCATAAAAAACTGTGAAAAGCTGACCGTAAAAGCAAAGAAATATCGGCAGAAAAGAAGTCTTGATTCCAATGCTTACGCATGGGTTCTCATGCAGAAAATAGCGGAGGCTACCGGCTCGGATAAGTGGTCCATATATCTTATCTGTCTTAAGAGATTCAGCAAGGCGTTTACCCATGTAATTGTGAAGCCTGAAGCGGTTGACGCAATGAAAGAGTTATATAGGACGTGTGTTGACCTTGGTGAGATAAGCGTAAACGGCACGACGGGGCATCAGCTACAGGTTTACTTTGGAAGCAGCACCTTTGATTCAAAGGAGATGTCTGTATTTATTGATGGAATTGTTAGCGAATGCAAGGAATTGGGGATTGAAACACTATCCCCGATGGAACTGGAAAGGATGAACGCAGAGTGGCAGCGAAGAAGTCAGTTGTAATTGAGGATATGGAACACTGTTTTGTATGTGGCAGTTCCAAGGTGCAGGTACATCATATCTTTTTCGGTACCGCAAACCGGAGGATATCGGATAACTATGGATATGTTGCTCCGTTATGTGCCACACATCATACAGGAGACGCTGGCGTTCATTTTAACAAGGATTTTGACCTATACCTAAAGAAACTAGCACAGGCTCATTTCGAATCACAAATAGGTACCAGAGAGGATTTTAGAAAGGTATTTGGTAAGTCGTGGTTATGAAATAAAAAGAACTGTAGGAAACTATCAACCAATGTCCATAGTGCATGTTGAGAATATCACGGAGAATAAAACAGACTGCTTTCTTGACAGTTCTTAGCAGTCGGAAAGGAGAAAGCCAGATGTCCTATATCAAGATAGACAGAAAGATACTTGACTGGGAATGGTATCGCAATCTGAATACCTGCAGACTCTTTTTTCATCTTCTTTTGAAAGCCAATTGGAAGGATGGCAGGTTTGAGGGAAAAGAGATACCAAAAGGCTCATTTGTGTCATCGGTGGCGAGGCTTGCTGAGGAGACGGATATGACGACCAGAGAGATACGAACTGGGTTAGATCATTTGAAGTCTACGGGCGAAGTGACAATCAAAAGTTACTCAAAATATAGCGTATTTACGGTAACAAACTACCATTGTTATCAAGATTGTGACAAGCAAGCGACAAACAGTCGACAAACAAACGACAAACAAACGACAAGCAAGCGACAAACGAACGACAAACGAACGACAACAATAGAAGAAAAGAAAGAAATAAAAGAAGGGAAGAATAATAAAATAGTTCAAAATGTCGTCACGCATTTGAATGTGGCAGCCGGAACAAGATACCGGTATCAGACCGAGAGTACAAAGCGTGTTATAACCGCAAGGCTGTCGGATGGATATAAAGAAAAGGATTTGCTGACCGTGATTGACAAAAAGACGGAAGAATGGAAGGGGACGGATATGGAGAAGTTTTTAAGACCGCAGACTCTTTTTGGCGGTAAGTTTGAAAATTATCTGAACCAGCCAAGAGTGTCAGGCAAAAAGGAGAACAAAAACTCATTTAATCATTTTCCGCAGAGGGAAAGAAGCACAGCGGAAATGTCAGCACTGGAAAAAACCATGCTGCACAGAAACATTCGAGAAATCCATGCGGTGGATTAAGGAGGGAGAAGGTATAGGTGAAAGCAATTGAGTATTTAAGGCAGATTAAAAGGCTGGATAATTTGATTCATTCCAAGATGGAGGAGGTGGAACGGCTTCGCTGTATGGCTGCAAAAGTAACGGCATCCTCAGACGGTGAGAGGGTGAAGTCTTCCGGCAGTCAACAGAAAATGGCGGATACTGTGGACAAGATTTTGGATTTGCAGGAGGAAATCAAAGAAGATATTGACCGGTTTGTCACGATGAAACGAAATGTGATGCAGGTAATTGACTGTATGGAGAATGCGGATTATATCAACCTGCTGTATTGCAGATATTTTCAATACATGACATGGGAAGCCATCGCATGCAGGATGGGTTATACATACAAGTGGGTATGTACACTGCACGGAAGGGCATTGAATCAGATGGACGCCATATTGGATGGCAGAGCCTGACATAGCCGGTTACAAGAAAGGAGAATGTGAAACATGAGGAAATTGATTGAGGACACAAAGCAAGCAATTACGGAGTTGATTGACCAGCTGTATTTAGAGTCTAAGCACAGTACCTATTGTGCTATGGTGGTTGAAATGCATAGTACCGGTCATACAACAAAAGAGATTTCGGAGCAGTTAGAAATTTCAGAAAATCAAGTAGCCGAGATGTTGCAGGCGGGAAGCGTGTCAAGAATCAATCGTGTAGGAGGGTACCGATGAAACGATGTAAAATCGAGTATTATATTCCGGTTGGTGCTGAAAATGCAGTGACAAGAAAGGAATTATGCCGGGTGGTCGGTGTAGGAGACAGAACTCTGCGGAGCATGATAGCCGATGCCAGAAGGCGGGTATGTATTTGTAATTCGCAGGATGGCGCAGGTTATTATCTGCCAAGCAGTGTGAATCAGGCAAAAGCATTTTACGCACAAGAGAGAAAGCGTGCAGACAGTATTATAAAAAGCCTGCGTGGAACATCTAAGTTTATTAAAAACAGCGAATCAAAACAGAGAGAAGAAATGAATGGACAAAATATGCTGAGGTTGTAAAAAGAAAGGAGTAAGAGGTTTGCTGGCCAGCGGAAAAGACGTCTTTACTCCGTGAACGAAATGACTTATAACGAGTTTTTGAAATCAAAGATTGAAATAGCAAAGGATTCTGGGTTTGAGATAAATCCGGAGGAAATTAACCAGGCGCTTAAACCACATCAGAGGGATGCGGTTGTGTGGGCGCTCAGAGGTGGAAAGCGAGCCTTGTTTGAATCGTTTGGTTTAGGTAAGACAATACAGGAAATAGAGTTTTGCTATCAGGCGACAAAAAATAAAGGCGGTAAGGCGTTGATTGTGTTACCGCTTGGTGTAAAGCAGGAGTTTACACGAGACGCTGTAGAGGTGTTAGGCTACGAAGCACCGGTATATGTTCGGACAATGAAAGAAGTGGAAGCAGCAGACGGACAGATTTTATTGACCAATTATGAAAGAGTTCGAGATGGGGATATCCGGCCGGATTATTTTATGGCTACTGCACTGGATGAAGCGAGTGTTTTGCGAAGTTTTGGCAGTAAAACATACCAGACATTTTTGGATAAGTTCAAAAACGTGCCTTATAAACTGGTTGCGACGGCTACACCATCGCCGAACCGATACAAAGAATTGATTCATTATGCCGGCTATCTGGAAGTGATGGACACCGGCCAAGCATTGACAAGGTTTTTTCAGAGAGACAGCACAAAAGCCAATCATTTGACGCTTTATCCCAATATGGAAGATGAGTTTTGGCTGTGGGTTAGCAGCTGGGCGTTGTTTGTAACGATGCCGTCAGATTTGTCACCGGAGTATTCAGATGATGGATATGTTCTTCCGCCGTTAGAGATACGGTGGCATGAATTAAAGAACGACGGGAAAGAGGTGGAGGATAAAGATGGTCAGTTTTTACTTTTCCGTGAAGCGGGTACCGGCTTGAAAGATGCTGCTGCCATTAAGAGAGAAAGCGTGGAACGCCGTGTTGAGAAGATGAAGCAGATAGTGGAAGCGGCACCGGAGGAGCATTTTCTTCTGTGGCACGATTTGGAAGCGGAACGCAAGGCAATCAAAAAGGCGTTACCGGAGACGGTCGATATATACGGCTCAATGGATTATGACCTTCGTGAAAAACGGGTGCTTGATTTTTCAAACGGAAAGACCCGGTTGTTTGCAACAAAGAAATCATTGTCAGGTTCCGGATGTAACTTTCAACGGTATTGTCACCGGGAGATTTTTCTTGGTATTGATTATGAATTTAATGATTTTATTCAGGCAGTGCACCGCTGCTACCGCTTTTTGCAAAAGGAGCCGGTCATCCTAGATATTATTTACATGGATAATGAGCAGAAGATTAAGGATGAGCTGATGGCAAAGTGGAAGAACCATAACCACATGGTGGAAAAGATGATTGCAATTGTGAAAAAGTATGGGCTTTCGCAGGCAGGGAAAGCGCATGGATTAGAGAGAAAGATGGGTGTTGAACCAGTGGAAGTAAAAGGAAAATATTATAAGGCAGTTCATGATGACTGCGTAGAGTACACAAGACGGATGGAAGATAACAGTGTGGATTTGATACATACTTCTATTCCCTTTGGAAATCATTACGAGTATTCAGCGAACTATAATGATTTTGGACACAATCAGAATACAGAACGTTTTTTTGAGCAGATGGATTTTCTTACGCCGGAACTGCTTCGGGTGTTGAGACCGGGAAGAGTGGCAGCAATCCACGTGAAAGACCGGGTGTTGTTTGGAAACGCAACGGGAACCGGAATGCCGACAATTGAACCATTTCATGCGTTGTGTATTGAACACTATATGAAACATGGTTTTCAGTATTTTGGCATGATTACGGTTGTTACTGACGTGGTACGTGAAAATAATCAGACGTATCGTCTTGGCTGGACAGAGCAGTGTAAGGATGGTTCTAAAATGGGCGTTGGATGCCCGGAATATATTCTGCTTTTCCGCAAACTGCCATCGGATCGGTCGAATGCGTACGCAGATGTGCCGGTATCCAAAAGTAAAGAAGATTATACCAGGGCGCAGTGGCAGATTGATGCGCATGGGTACTGGAGAAGTTCCGGTGACAGGCTTGTGAGCAAAGAGGAATTAAAGAATGTTTCAGTAGATAATTTGCAGGCAGTATATCGTAAGTACAGCAGAGAAAACGTATACGATTATACGGAACATGTAAAGTTGGCAAAGGAGTTAGATGCGGATGGTAAACTGCCGGCCGTATTCATGGTTGTTGCTCCCGGTTCATGGAACGATTTAGAGGTATGGGATGATATTAACCGTATGAGAACATTAAATACAACGCAGTCCCGTAGACGCCAGCAGATGCATGTGTGTCCATTACAGTTAGATATCGTGGAGCGAATCATTAACCGTTATTCCAACAAGGGAGATTTAGTGTATGACCCATTTGGTGGACTCATGACGGTACCAATGATGGCGGTGAAGATGGAACGAACCGGAATGGGGTGCGAATTAAATCCGGATTATTTCCGGGATGGAGTTGGTTATTTAGAAGAGGAAGAATCGAAACGAACGGCACCAACGTTATTTGATTTCTTTCCGGAAGTGCTTGAGAAATAGGAGGATGAGACAATGCAGAACAGAAAAGAAATTGTAATGATAAACGTAAGTAACATTTACCCACATCCGGATAATCCGAGAAAAGATGTCGGGGATGTAACGGAACTTGCAGAATCGATCAAGAAGCAGGGCGTTATGCAGAACTTGACCGTAATTCCTCTGCCGGCCTTGACAGAAGAACCGGAGGAACAGCCGGATGCGGATACAGAATCTTTGTCCAGTGATTTTCATGTAATAATCGGACATAGACGATTGGCAGCAGCCAAACTGGCAGGTATAGAGACGGTCCCTTGCAAGATTGTTAGTAAGATATCCAAAAAAGAGCAGGTTTCTATCATGCTGGAAGAAAATATGCAGCGTGAAGACCTGACGGTCTGGGAGCAGGCGCAGGGATTTCAGATGATGCTCGATTTAGGCGAAACGGAGGATACGATTGCAGATAAAACTGGTTTTAGCAAAACAACAATTAAACATCGATTGAACATTGCTAAACTAGACCAGGACGAGCTGAAAAATAAAGAGCAGGATAAGGATTTTCAATTGTCCCTGAAAGACCTCTATGAACTGGAACGTATTAAGGATGTGGAAGAACGGAATAAGATTCTCCGTGAAGCTACGGACAATCGCAATTTAGTTGCCAAAGTTCAGTCGTACATACGAGAAAAAGAGAGACAGAAGAAAACGGATGCCATAGTTAAAATGCTTAAAGAACTGGGCGTGGTTGAGGCTCCTAAACAGTATGCAATGGAACAATACGGAAACAAATGGGAGAAGGTAAAGAGTTTCCAAATAAATGACGAGGTACCGGAGAGTATCCGGTTAAAAAATAAGAAGGATGAAAAACTTTATTATTATATTAATTGGAGAGAGATTGATGTCGTTAGGAAGAAAAAGGCAGTCAAGAAAAAACTGACACCGGCAGAACAGAAGGAAAAGGAACAAAAAGCAAATAAGAAATATATCAAAGACGTTCTGAAAAAGTTAGATGAACGCCGCAGGCTTTTTGTGATGGATATTGTTGAGGGAAGAATTGCTCCGGTAAAGGATGAGGAAAAGGTGAAGGATGCATTGTGGAGTGCACTTGTGTTGAATCAGTCGTTTCTTTATCCGTCACGGCTTAGCTACTTCTTTGCCGGGAAACCGCTTTATGAATGTACAGAGGAGGAAAGAAAGGAAGTATCTGAAAAAGTGACTAAATTGACCATACTCCATCAGATGTTAGTGCTGCTCAATGCAGCAATGGATGGAACAGAGTTGGTTAAATATGACGGAACCTATAAAAAAGAAAATGGTCAGGGGCTTATGGATGGCTATAAGGTACTTCGGTTGTATGGCTGGTCGTTTGAGGACGAGGAGGAAGAAAAGGTGGTTGACGGAAGTCACGAGTTTTATGAGGAGGGATAAAGAATCCCTCCTGCCAAAATGAACAGGAGGGAAATATTATGTATGCATTAGAGCCATGCATCAAGTATCGTGAAACATTTTTCCAATGTATCATGATATGCGTTTGGAACTAAAGAATTTAGTACCTGAAATAGTAATAAAATAACTTTAACAACGCATTTGAAAACACTGCTAATGCAAAGTTTTAAGATTGCTTTATATGCAAAATATTTTATTTTGCAATAAAGACTTAATATTCTTTTTAACATATGTGAACCTCCCTTCTGATTTATTGAAGGAAAAAATTCCTTCAGATTTAATATGTCTGTTTGGTGTGCGAAAAAAATTCTCTATATAAGCAAAATTTTGGAATGCGAAATGGAGATAAGATGTAATGTGAAAAAAGAGGTAAAAGTAGAAATTTGAATCATGAATAAAGAAAGGAGATGAAATAGTGAAAGATAGATATTTATTCAAGGCAAAGAGGATTGACAATGGCGAATGGGTGCAAGGGTATTTATATGGTATTTGGGAGAAAAGATACATTCTATGGGGAATGACAAATGATGTTCCCAATATGATTGAAGTAGACCCATATACTATTTGCCAGTGCACCGGTTTAAAAGATGATAATGGGAATCTGATTTATGAAAATGACATTCTTTTCTTAAAAGATGAAATAAACGGATGTAAATGGAAAGCAGTTGTTGAATTTGGAAATCCAACTGGCGAATATAACTGGGGTTGGCAATTGGTTCAAGTTACAGAGTGTGAAGCAAATAAAGACATTCTTTTATGGGTTGAAACAGAAATGAGTTATATAGATGCTGAGGTAATTGGAAACACAATTGATAATTTGGAATTAGTAGAAAGCGAGGAATGATTATGAAGAACAATTTAGAATTAGAAGTGAGCATACTAACAGAAGGATGTCCTTATGTTACACCATGCGGATTTTGTTCCAAATTTGATAAAATATGTGAAAATAAGGATAAGAAACACAGCAAAAATAAAGTGCCTGAACATGATGGATGCGTTGGATGTCGTTATGAAAACAATACCTCTTTTTGCTATCCTTGCAACCAATGTAAACACTCTTATCTGGACAAATATATTAATAAAAAGAAAGTATGACTAACATGAAAAATTATTTGTAAGCGTGCCTATGAAAGGCAAAACAGTTGCAAGAAAATTAAAGAGTACATAGAAGTACATACTCGACTTATGTTATTATTATCATGCAAGGATTACAAACAAGGGCATTGATTATACGTCAGTGCCCTTTTCTCATGCCATGCAGGGTCCACTTTCTCCTACCTGCATGGCTATTTTGTTGGAAGGTGGTGATTGTGATGGCTAAGATGACAGCCAAACAGAAGCGATTCTGTGATGAATACCTGACTGACTTAAATGCCACGCAAGCAGCTATCAGAAGTGGCTATTCGGAAAAGACGGCGTATTCAATTGGAAATGAAAACTTGAAGAAACCTGAATTGAAGAAATACATAGAAGAACGGATGGCGGAGAAAGAAGCTGAACTGATTGCCAAACAAGATGAGGTTATGAAGTATCTTACATCGGTGATGCGAAGAGAAAAGACGGAATCCGTTGTTGTTACGTTGCAGGAAGAGAAGTCGTTATTTGCTCCCGATGCAAACGGAACAATGAGAAAGCAGACGGTGAAGCAGACAGTTCCGAAGGTTGTTGAAATCCCTGCCATGATAAAGGATTCAAACAAAGCCGCTGAACTTCTTGGAAAGGCATATGGAATATACACAGATAAGATTGAAGCAGATGTTGATACGGAACTGAACATTAGTATTGATTATGGAGATGAATAATGTTTACAGTGGTTGTGTACGAGAAAAAGACACGGAAAGTTATCCTTTGTCTTCCGTTAAAATTTCAAAATGATACGTTTGTGGAGCAACAATCAGCCATCCTTCATAACAACTACGAATATCAGGTTTTTGCTAATCGTGAGCCTGTTTTGTTCGAGGATACAGATGGAGATATCTGCTTAAAAGCAAATGCATGCTTTGTTAATGGCGGTGATTTAATTTGAACATAAATGTTAAGATGAATCCCTGCTTCAAGGAAGTTGACAGAAGCACGAAACGCTACATAGTCATGAAAGGCTCTGCCGGTTCGGGGAAATCCGTTGACACTGCGCAGAATTATATTATTCGTTTGATGAGGGATAAGGGGAGAAATCTTGTGTGTATCCGCAAATCGGATATAACAAACCGAGATTCCACATTTGCTGAATTGACGGGTGCTATATATAAAATGTTAGGTGATAAGGCTGAGCAGTACTGGCAGATAACGAAATCACCGTTGAAATTGACATGCAGGGCAAATGGAAATGAGATTATTTTCCGGGGAATGAATGATGATAAGCAGCGTGAAAAACTGAAATCTATCACATTCCAAAAGGGGAAACTGACAGATGTTTGGTGTGAAGAGGCGACGGAATTGACGCAAGCCGACTTTGAAATTATAGATGACCGATTACGTGGAGAACTTCCCGAAGGGCAGTTTTACCAGATTAGACTGACTTTCAATCCGGTGAATAAAAACCATTGGATAAAGAAAGTCTTTTTTGATATTCCGGATGAAAATGTAATGACGCATCATTCAACGTATCTTATGAATCGCTTTATTGATGAAGCGTATAGGGCACGAATGAAAAGACGAAAAGAAGTTGACCCGGATGGTTATCAGATTTACGGATTAGGAGAATGGGGCGAGATTGGCGGTCTTATTCTTCATAACTGGGTAGTAGAAGAACTATCGCAGACACTGGAGGATTATGATGATGTAGCAATTGGACAGGACTTTGGATTTAACCACGCAAATGCAATTCTTCTTCTTGGGATAAAGGATGATGATATTTATATCCTGAAAGAGGTTTATGTATTTGAAAAGGAAACAGCGGAGATTATACCGCTTGCACAAGAGGCGCATATTCCGGAAGATAGGGAGATGTGGTGTGATTCGGCAGAGCCGGACAGAATCAAAACATGGAAGAATGCAGGGTACCGGGCAAAGGCAGTAGAAAAAGAAAAAACAAATGAGAAGAAGTATCAAGCGGCACAGATAGACTGGCTGAAGGGCATTGTTCGTAAGGATAAGGTGATAAAGAGAATGATTCACGTGGACCCTTCGTGTGTGAATACCATAAAAGAACTTCAACAGTGGAAATGGAAACGAGATGAGCGCACAGGAGAATATCTGGATGAGCCGGTTCCATACAAGGACGATGCAATTGCTGCATTGAGATATGGCGTGGAAAGATGGCGCAAGAAGAAAAGAACATTGTATTAAAGCAGGAGGTGAAAAGGATATGTTGACTATCGAGGAAATACAAAGATTTATTGACGAGGATAGAACGTCTGAAAAGAAGATGTTTGCAAGAAAAGGGCAGGCGTACTATGACGGAGACCATGATATAAAGCAGTACCGGCTGTTTTATTACAATGCAGATGGCGAATTGGTTGAGGATAAAACAAGAAGTAATGTGAAGATTCCGCATCCGTTCTTTACAGAGTTAGTTGACCAGGCAGTACAGTATGTGTTGTCCGGAAAGGATGGATTTGTTAAATCCAATAATGCCGAATTACAAGCTGAATTAGATTCTTATTTTAACCAGAATGAGGATTTTGTTGCGGAGTTGTCCGAGGTTTTGACCGGCTGTATGTCGAAAGGATTTGAATATATGTATGCGTACAAAAACGCAGAGAATAGAATTTCCTTTATGTGTGCGGATTCAATTGGTGTTATTGAGGTAAGGGCAAAGGATACGGATGATAATACAGAATATGTGATTTACTGGTATGTTGACAGGATAGAAAAGGGACATAAGAAAATCAAAAGGATTCAGGTTTGGGATAAAGACCAAACCTATTATTTTGTGCAGACAGATGAGGGGAAGATTGTGGAGGATGATTCCGAAAAACTTAATCCAAAGCCTCATACGCTGTACAAAAAGATGAATGATAACAATACCTATTATGAGAACTTTGGTTTCATTCCGTTCTTTCGACTGGATAACAACAAGAAACAGTTTAGTTGTTTGAAAACTGTTAAAGAGTTGATAGACGATTATGATTTGATGGCATCCTCGCTGTCAAACAATTTAATTGATTTTGACACTCCCATTCATGTAGTAAAAGGGTTTGAAGGGGATTCATTGGATGAATTGCAGCAGAATTTGAAAACTAAGAAAATTATCGGCATGGAATCGACAGATACCGGTGCCGGTGTTGACATTAAAACCGTGGATGTACCGTTTCAGGCAAGACAAGTAAAACTTGAATTGGATGAAAAGAATATATACCGGTTTGGTATGGGATTGAATACGGCTGGGTTAAAAGATACAAATGCGACAACCAACATAGCAATCAAAGCGGCGTACTCTCTTCTTGATTTGAAGTGCAGCAAGTTAGAAATCAGGTTAAAACAGTTTTTGAAAAAGATTTTGAAAGTTGTTATTCAGGAAATCAATGACAATAACGGAACGGGTTATAAATTGAGTGACGTATATTTTGAATTTGATCATGAGATTATGAGCAATGCACAGGAGAATGCTCAGATTGACCTTGTAAAGGCGCAGGAACAGCAGACAAGAATTAATACACTTCTGTCTATCGCTGCACAGCTTGACAATGAAACACTAGTGCAGAATATTTGTGATGTGCTTGATATTGACTATGAAGCCATCAAGGATAAGTTGCCAACAGAGGAAGATAATCTGATGGGTGCAGAACAGACATTGAACAGTGTAATACCGGAAGAAGGTGGTGCCGATGAATCAAAGACAGAAGGAAGTCCTGAAGTCACAACTGAGGGATGAAAAGAAAATCATCAATGACTTGAAAAAGATATATAAAGAAGCGCTTACGGACATCAATCAAAAGGTTGCCGTTTTGATGGTTGATGAATCAATGCAGTCAAAGATATACCAAGTAGGGTATCAGAATAGACTGAAGAAGCAAATTGAAGCATCCCTTGAGTTGTTAAATTCAGGGCAGTATGAAAAGATACATAACTATTTGCAGGACTGCTATTCATCCGGCTTTATTGGTGTAATGTATGATTTACACGGTCAGGGGATTCCGTTGATAATGCCAATTGACCAAAAGGCAATGGTGAAGGCTGTTCAAACGGATTCAAAGATTTCCAAAGGTCTATACACAAAGTTAGGCAAAGATGTTGGAGACCTGAAGAAAAGAATCACTAGTGAAGTGTCAAGAGGAGTTGCGCAGGCACTTCCCTATAAGGATGTAACAAGAAACCTAAACAATGTTACAAGGATTGGCTTGAATCGTTCTATGCGTATTGCAAGAACGGAAGGACACAGAATCACACAGGCTTCTGCACTGGATGGAATGAGGTCGGCGAAGTCTGCTGGTGCTGACGTGCTGAAACAGTGGGATGCTACACTGGATGGACACACAAGAGATCATCACCGGGAACTGGATGGACAAATCAGAGATGTCGATGATGATTTTGAAGTCGGTGGAATGACAGTTGAAGCACCGGGGATGTTTGGAGACCCAGCAGAGGATTGTAATTGCCGGTGCTGCCTATTGCAGAGGGCAAGATGGGAACTTGATGAATCCGAACTTGATACGTTGAGAGAGCGTGCTGACTATTTTGGATTGGACAAGGAGAAGGATTTTGATGATTTCAAGGTCAAATACCTAAATTCAGTTGAAAAAATTGGTAAACGTGGTACAATATTACCAATGAATCTTCAGCTGTTTGCAGAAAAGACACAACACGCTTCTGAAAGAATGCAATTGAGAGATATAAAGGATGCAGAGATTGATGACGCATTAAAAAATCCATTATTCAAAGGGAATGTTGTTATAGATGCGAATGGAAGAAAAAGCATCAAATATATTGGTAAAGATGCAACGGTTGTTTTGAATCCGGAAACAAATAAGGTAATTACATCATGGAAAACAAGTTCAAGGCTAAAAAAGAAATATGAAAGGGATGATTGATATGAAATTTTCGGAAAAGCAAATCGAATTTATGAAAAATATTGGAGTATCAGTCAATTTTGACACAGATATTTCTGATGAAGAGTATGAAGTTATAGAAGACAAAGTGACGGAATACTTGCAAAAACAAGGTTTTAATACTGATTACTCCGTAACCGAACATGGTAAAATGTGTGAATCAATTCTTGATAGGATATAATGTGGGGAAAAGAGACTGACAAGTGTTTACATAACAAGAAAGAAGGCGACAAAATGAAAATTAAACAGTACGATAGAGTCTTGATGCAAGATGGAAGTAAGGCATCAATAGTTGAAATATTTGAAGATGAAAAATCATTTATTGCTGATATAGAGAGGAACGGTGATATTGACACGGAAGAAATCAGTATCGTTGATATAAAAAAAGTATTATAAAAGCACTTTGCGGTTAATTGCAAGGTGCTTTTTTTGAAAGGAGATTATATGGCACGAGATGATTATTTTTTGATGGTATACAGAATATTATCGTATTTGTATCGATGTATAAGGGATGGAAAACAACCGGATGAAGAATATCTGCGGCCACAAGCGAGATAAATAATAAAATTGATATCAAAGACAGTCAAAAAGGCTGTCTTTTTTATATATATAAAGAAAGAAGGTGAAAATGGTGAACAAAGCATGGTTGAAAGCGGCAGGAATTCGAGCAATCAAGACTGCCGCACAAACTGCTGTGGCGACAATTGGAACAGCAGCAGTGATAAATCAGGTTAATTGGTTGATGGTAGTATCTGCATCGGCACTGGCAGGTGTTTTGTCAATATTGACATCGGTTGCAGGTATTCCAGAAGTTGAAACAAAGGAAGGAGAATAAGAAATGGCAAAATTTAATATTCATGCAGGACATTGTCCTGACGGAAAAGGTGCATCAGGTGCTGTTGGCATCCTGAAAGAATCTACAGAAGCACGCAAAGTAAAAAACAAAGTAATTGTATTACTGAAAAAGGAAGGTCATACAGCTTATGACTGCACATGCGATGAGAAAACAACACAGTCAGGATGCCTGACAAAGATTGTGAAAAAATGCAATGCACATACAGTGAAGCGTGATGTGTCCATCCATCTGAACTCAGGAAGAGATGATTTAAAAGGCGACGGAAAAACGGGCGGTGTTGAAGTATATATCTATTCAAATACTTCCAAAGCAAAGAAAGATGCCGAACAGGTTTGCAAAAACATTTCTAAAGCATTAGGCATCACAAACAGAGGTGTAAAGGTAAACACATCATTGTATGTGCTTAGAAAAACAAAATCCCCCGCAATGTTGATTGAATGCTGCTTTGTTGATGACAAAGATGATGCAAAGAAATGGAATGCGGCAAAATGTGCAGAAGCAATTGCGAAAGCACTGGTTTAACAAATAAGGACATCAGAAATGGTGTCCTTTTTATATGTCCAAAATAGGCTTATGACATGAAAACTATGCTGAATCTATCCCTGTGATAAGGATATAAAACTGCCACGCATGCTGCAAGTTTGTCGGCATGGGAAAGGAAATGATATGAAGTTAGAAGATTTGTTAGGTAAAGAATTGTATGCACAAGTACAGGCTAAACTTGACGAGGTCAATGCAAAGGAACCTGACAAGTTAAAGCATGTTCGATATGCTGACTTGTCAGAAGGCGAGTATGTTGGAAAGGGCAAGTATGAATCCGAGGTTGAAAAACTGAACAATTTGATTGCCGGAAAAGATGCAGAACTTACAACTGCAAATGGATTGATTGCTGATTTGAAAAAGGCAACCAAAGGGGAAGAAGGATTGCAGCAGAAGATTAGCAGTTATGAAACAGAAGTTGCAAACCTGCAGAATCAGCTTGCGGAAACAAAATTGCAATCCGCAGTTAAGGTTGCTCTGCTTTCTGAGAATGCCGTTGATGTTGACTATTTGTCATTCAAATTAAAGGAGAAGATGAAGGAAAAGAATTCATCTCTGGAACTGGATGAAAATGATAACATCAAAGGCTGGGATGACATGCTTGCAGGTCTCAAGACGCAGTTCCCGGCAATGTTTGAAAGTGCTTCAGGTGGTGAAAGAATCATCACACCAAATACGCTTCCTAACAATAACAACGAGGACACATTAACAAAGAGCGAATTGCTGAAAAAACCGTATGCGGAACGTGCAAGGATTGCACAAGAAAATCCGGAGGCGTATGCGGCTGCAATGAATTCGTAAATAAGAAAGAAAAGAGGTAAAAAATATGCCAGCAACAAAATTAAATGACGTTATTAACCCACAGGTTATGGGTGACATGATTGAAGCGAAAATCAATGCACAGGCAAAACTTATTCCTTATGCCAAAGTGGATACTACGCTTCAGGGAGTACCGGGAGATACCAAAACGGTTCCTTCGTGGAATTATATTGGAGATGCGCAGGATTTCGATCCTGAAAATGAAAATGGCGATGAGATTGAGCTGACCAATCTGACAGCGGGCAGCACAACTTTCACAATTAAATGTGCCGCTAAATCCATTGGCATTTTGCAGACGGCAATTAATTCAGGTCTTGGAAATCCAGTTGGACAGTCGGAAAAACAGCTTGCAGACTCCATCATTGGAAAAGTTGACAATGATTTGCTTGACGCAGCGTATACAGCACCGATTACAGTAAATAAATCAGATAATCCGATTGGATATGATGCTGTGGTTGACTGTGTGACGAAGTTCGAGGATGAAGAGGATGGTATTGATAAAGTTATGTTCATTCATCCACGACAGGAAACAACACTTTTGAAAGACCCGGATTTCTTATCTGCTGATAAATTCCAGGCAGGTGTTTCGGTAAATGGTGCAATCGGTAAAATTGCAGGATGCTGGATTAAGAAATCTAAAAAGGTAAAAGTAGTTGACGCAGTAAATGCCGTTGCCGGTGTTTACACAATCAAAATCGATACAAAGGCATCGAATGGCGACAAAATTATTATTAATGGAGTACCATTTGTGGCCGGAACGGATTTCTTGTTATCAACGGATACTGCGACCGGTAATGCAACTGCTTTGGCTGCTAAACTGAATGATTCAGAAAATGAGGTGCTTTCCTGCTATACGTGGACATCCTCAGGAACTACGATTACAGCAACGGAAGACTCTGGAAAAGAAGGCTCCGGACTGCCAGCAGTTGTGACAGAAGGCTCTATGAAAGTAGTAACAGCAACTACTACAAAAGGGGTAGCCGCTGCATCTGCTGCTTATCTTTGCCCTGTTATTAAGATGGAGCCGGATTCTCCTGAGACTGAGTATACGGAAGATGAGCTTCCGGCTCTTACAATCTTTTTGAAGAAAGATACGCAGGTTGACCACGAGTGGCTGCCGAAGAAACAGCGCCATGATATTACGGCGGCTAAGTATTACGGTGTTGCACTTACAAACTCGGCAAAGGTTGTTCTTGGTAAGTTTGGTAAATAAGGAGGCTCCCTTATGATAATGTCAGTTGAAGAGTTTAAAACATTTGTGCAATCTGACTTGACAGACAATGTGCTTGAAGCGAAACTTCAGGCACTTGAACTGCTTATCAGGAGATACACGAATAACAATTTTCAGAAAAGAGCATATAGAAGAACCGCTGATATTGTTGGCGGTCTTTTCTTTGCCGATGACATAACGCCCTTCAGGATTGGTGATACGGTGCAAATTACGGAATCGCAGTTAAATGAGGGGCTGTATACGGTCAAAGAGGTGGAAAAGGATATCTTTACCGTGAATGAGACCGTATTGGATGAAGGACGTGTTCTTTGTACTAAAATTGAATATCCGAAGGACGTTCAGATGGGAGTTATTAACATGCTGAAATGGGATTTGGAAAACCGTGATAAAGTGGGAATCCAATCGGAGACACTCAGCAGACACTCAGTAACGTATTTCAATATGGATGGTGATAATTCTTCAATGGGCTATCCAAAGTCATTGCTTGGTTTTTTGAAGCCTTACATGAAAGCAAGGTTTTAGGAGGGATTTGAATGATTGGTGGAAACATTACGGCAATCCTTCAAGTATCTGCCGCCACAAAGAATGAAATCGGAGAATCCGTGAAATCATGGCACGATGTTATGGCGTTGCGTGGATGGATTGACCTTTCTTCAGGAGATTCCAAGTATGCAACATTCAATGCAAAAATACAGGAATCTACGCATGTGTTCTTGATGGATTACATGCCGATTCCTGATGTTTTTGAAGTTGATGGAAAAGTTGTTAAGGTATCGGCTGAAAATACAAGAATGATGGTAAATTCAAAGCCATATGATGTGATGCTGATAGATGATCCGATGGAAATGCATAAACAGATAGAAATCTATTTGAAATATACAGGTGGTGATTAGGATGTCCGTGAAATTTGAAGATAATCATATACGCATTAAAGCAGATATGAAAAGCGAAGCAGTAGCGTTTCTTCATGAGGCAGCAGGTGCTTTGGTTTCGCAGACGCAAAGGAATACCGCCGTAGGAAAGGTTAGCGGTGGTAAAACCAAAAGCGAATGGACTTACCAGGTAGATGAATCAAAACTGGAGGCTGCTATTGGAAATCCAATGGAAAATGCAATTTGGGAAGAGTTTGGAACCGGTGAATATGCATTGAATGGCGATGGTCGCAAAGGAAAATGGTATATACCTATTGGTAATGCAGAGGGTCAGATTTCCCAAAATGTAGTTGATGCTTACGGGATGAAAGTTGTGCATGGAAAAGGCGGTGTGGATTATGTTGAGACTTCCGGCAAAAGGGCAAAAAGACCGTTTTACACCGCATATTTAGCAAAAAAGAATGCCATCCAGAAAAGACTTGAAAGTATATTGAAAGGACTGGGGAAATGACAAAAGAAATCCTAAAAATCATATCGGATTCGATGGAAAGCCTTGGTTTGAATTATGAGTTTATGGAATGGACATCAGAAATAAGGTATCCATATTTTGTTGGTGAGTATGGTGAAACACAACAATCTACGGAAGATGGTTTGCAGGAGTCATCCTTTATTCTGACTGGATATACAAGGGGGACATGGCTTTCTTTAGAAGAAATAAAAGAATTGATACAAGCATATTTTGATGCGGTCAATGGTCACACGGAAATTACGGCGAGTGGTTCCGGTGTGGCTATTTTTTATTCAAACAGTTTCGCTGTTCCGACAGGTGATGCTGCGTTGAAGAAGATACAAATTAATTTAACAATCAAAGAATGGAAGGTGAAGTAATTATGTCAAAAGCAGGAAAAACAGGTGTAACAACCGGAACTCCGAAAAACATTCTTTTTGGTGCCGGTACGATTCACAAAAATTTAGAGTATAGAGCGGAAAGCGGATGGAACTTTGAAGAGTCAATCATCGGAGCAACGAGCGGTGGCTCTAAAGTGTCCATTATACCGGAGTTTTATGATGTTGAAGTGGATGGTGTGCTTGTACCAACGAAAGGATTGAAACAGAAAATTGGTGAAACAGCAGAAATGGAAATTAACTTTGTTGAGTTGACAGAGGAAATTATTAAATCCTCCACTATCGGCAAGAATGGAAGTTCAGAAGACAGTTCGTATACACTCATTGAATCTAAAAGTTCGCTTTCAGATGGTGATTATTACGATAATATTGCATTTGTTGGTCAGATGCTGGATGGCAGAAACATTATTGTGATTTTTGAGAACACATTGTGTACCTCCGGAATGGAGCAGGAAGGAAAATCAAAAGAGGGCGCTGTTGGAGCTTATACGTTTGCTTGTCACGCAGATATTGAAGATGATACAGACCTCGATACGCTGCCTTGGAAGATTTACTATCCAAAAGTGGCATAGTTGATAACTGAAAAAGATAATTAGCAGAAAGGATGTTTGAAAAATGGCAGAAACAACTTATGAATTAAGGAAATTATGCAGCAAAGATATGTTCCCTATGTTTAACATTATCCGTAAAATTGGTGTTAAGGAATTTAAAGCCTGCTTTGAATCAGAAGAAGTAAAAAAGATGATTCAGAGTGATGGTAAAAAGAATTTGAATTCCATTGGTATAGCAATTATTACGGATGTCGTTGGAATTATATTAGATCACGTATCGGATTGTGAAAAAGATATTTACAAATTTTTGTCTGGTATATCTGGATTAAAAGAGACGGATGTTGCAGAACTTCCGTTAGATGAATTTGCAAGAATGGTTGTGGCTGTAGTAAAAAAGGATGAATTCAAGGATTTTATTCAGGTTGTTTCAGAATTGTTCAAATAGGTGACATAAAGTTTATGGACTTGCTATTTAACCGATATGCAAGTCCATTTTTGTTACTTGATTCTATGCTTGAATGCGGAAGGTTTTTAGAGGTTGTTAGTGAAATCTATGATATGAATAACGAACGGGTGATAAATGATACCCTGTTTGATACATGGCTTCATAAAGATTTCGAAAACGACTATTCTGAGTTTAGAAGATTGGTGAAGCAGCCGATTGAAGTAGAATCGCAAGACATTGATTTTGAAACAACTATTAATTGTTCGAGAGATATTTTGAAGAATTTCAATCCAAATGACAGATAGAGAAATACAGAGGAAAGGAGGAGATGTGAAATGGAACTTTTTAAGCTTGTAGGCTCAATTGCTGTTGATACGGCAAATGCGAACAAAGCTATTGATGAAACCACAAAGAAAGCGGATGATTCCGGCGGAAAGATGTCAAAAGTATTGAAAGGAATTGGAAATGCAGGGAAAAAAGTTGGAAGTATGGTTGCTGGTACTGTTAAGGTTGCAGGCGGTGCTGCGATTGCTGTAGGTGGTGCGGCGGTGGCAGCAGCCAACAGTACACGAGAGTACAGAGTTGAAATGGGTAAATTAACAACAGCGTTTCAAACGTCTGGACACTCAGCAGATTCTGCAAAGAAAACATATTCTGACCTTGAATCGATTCTTGGAGATTCCGGACAGGCAGTTGAAGCGGCAAATCATCTTGCGGTACTCACAAATAATCAAAAAGATTTAGATACATGGACGAATATTTGCACAGGTGTATTTGCAACATTTGGAGATTCGTTACCAATTGAGGGGCTTACAGAAGCGGCGAATGAGACGGCAAAAGTTGGTCAGGTTACAGGACCTCTTGCAGATGCGCTGAATTGGGCAGGTGTTTCTGAAGATGAATTTAATAAGAAACTTGCGACGTGTTCAACGGAGCAGGAAAGACAAAAACTTATTATGGATACTTTGAACAAGACATATAAGGATGCTTCCAACACCTACAAGGAAACAAATAAAGATGTTATTGAATCGGAAAAAGCAAACCAACGATTTACAAATGTAATGGCAAATGTAGGGGCAATAGTAGAACCTGTTTTGAATAAATTAAAGAATTCATTTGCGAATGTAGTGGAAGGAATAATGCCTATGGTTGAACAGGCAATACCAATGATTGTGGCAGGGCTGGAACAGTTGATACCCTTTGTGTCTCAATTTGCAGAAACGATAATACCGGTCGTGATGAACACGGTAAGTCAGCTTCTGCCCGTATTTATAAATTTAGCAACTTCTGTTCTTCCGCTGATTGCGCAGGCAATCATGGCCATAATGCCAACAATTCAACAGTTAATTCCGGTAATTACACAACTGCTGACATCCATACTGCCGGTTGTAACTCAGATACTGCAGCAGTTATTGCCACCACTTATGCAGATTGTACAGATGGTGTTGCCGGTTATTGTTCAGTTAATTCAGGCGTTACTTCCGGTACTGACACCATTGTTTGACGTGTTGCAACCTGTTATGACCTGCATAATGACAATACTTCAGCCGCTAATTCAGTTGGTTACGGCAATATTGCCACCAATTATTACATTTATACAAACGGTTGCTACGGTTTTATCTACTGTTTTAGTACCGGTGATAAACGTAATTTCCAATATTCTTGGTGTAATATTACCGCCAATTATATCGGCGCTTGGTACGGTTATCAACGCAGTTGTAACGGTATTTACGGCTGCATTTAATGCGATTAAGACGGTATGGGAAGCGTTAGCACCTGTGTTTAGTGCAATATGGAACAAAATTAAGGTTGTGTTTGGACCGGTGGCTGCCTTTTTCAAAAAATGTTTTGGTGCCGCATTTACTGCTATCAAAACAGTGTTTGGTGTGCTGGTTTCCGTGTTTCGTGGAATATGGAATGGAATCAAAGCGGTCTTTAGTCCGGTTATATCGTTCTTTGGAAAGATATTTAAAGGTGCGTGGAATGGAATTAAGTCTGCATTTAGTGCGACCGTAGGATTCTTCAAAACCTTGTGGAGTTCAATTAAATCGGTATTCAGTGGCGTAGGCAGTTTCTTTTCCAGCGTGTTTGGAGTGATTGGTGATATTTTGAAGGCTCCGATTAACCTGATTATCAAAGGTTTGAACTTTTTAATTAATGGTATTAACAAAATTTCATTTGATGTTCCGGATTGGGTACCGGTTATCGGAGGTGGAAAGTTTGGCTTTGACATTCCAACGATACCAGAGTTAGAGGAAGGCGGCGTCCTGGAAAGAGGTCAGGTCGGATTGCTGGAAGGTAATGGATCTGAAGCGGTTGTCCCACTCGAAAAAAATACCGGATGGTTGGACCAGATTGCGTTAAGATTGGCAAAACTGAATCCGAGCAGTTCGGATGGGGAGTCTGTCCAGAAGTTGGATGCTATTATTACTCTGCTTCAAGAAATGGCAGGAACGAATCGAATTGAAGAGATTCAGAAAGCACTTGCCGGGACTGATATTTCATGGAATAAAAGAGAGATTGGAAGGCTGGTGAAATCATTTGCTTGATTGTATTAAATATGTCAACTCATTTGGCGACACAATTGAATTTAATAAACTGCCATATATGCTCCAATCATCTGATTTGAAGGACTACAAATGGTCGTATAGTACAAAAAACGAATACAATCCAAAGATATATTCGTTCAGTCGAAATATGGTTGAAAAGAAAGTGCAGATTGCGGTGATTGCTTCTACGAAGAAAAAGTATGATGAATACTGCAATAGACTTTTGGAGGTCTTTGAAAAAGATATTTATGCTGTAAAGAAGGGCAAGTTGATCGTCAATGATGATTACTACATGGAAGGTTATTTTGTCCAGAAGCAAATTAAAGATTGGTATGCATCCAAAGTGATAATGAACGAATTCGTATTTGTCAGTGAGACCGGAAAATGGATGAAAGATGTGTATAAGGTGTTTGGTTCATCATATACGCCAATATTTTCAGAAGATAATCCGGATGTCGGTTTTTGCCCGAATGATTTTCCTTTTGATTTTGCACCGGCATCCGATGCAAACAAACTGGTGAGTGACAGTTTCGTTCCATTTGATTTTGAAATCGTATTTCATGGAGCATGTGAGGACCCTACGTTGATTGCAGGTGGCAAGGTTTATCGTGTATATACTGCGTTGGAAGAAGGCGAATATTTGACCATTAACAGCATAGAAAAAACGATTGTAAAAACAAAGGCAAATGGTGAAAAGGTAAACGAATTTTCAAGACGTGACAGAGAAAATTATATCTTTGAAAAAATGCCGGCGACAGATGGCAGAACATTGATGCAGTGGCAGGAAGGTTGTATTGTTTCTGTTCGTTCTTTTACGGAAAGGAGTGAGCCAAAATGGATTTGATATATGCGGACGAGAATCGGATTGACCTTGGAGTGCTGCAGGATTATAAGTTTGACCTTGCGTATGGTGAAAGTGAAAATGACTTTGAGTGCATGGTTTTGCTTGATAACAACCCATGTCAGCAGGATTATATTCTCTATATTGAAGGTACGGAATACGGAGGGATTATTGATAGTATAGCGCCGGACCCGGATAATAATAAGCTGGCTTATAAGGGAAGAACATGGCACGGAGTGCTAAACAGTAAAGTATTAGAGCCGGATGCCGGGTATGATTATCTGATGGTATATGGCGATGCAAATGAGGTTGTTCTGGAACTTATCGAGAGAATGAATCTTACAGATACATTTTTCGTTAGTGGTGATTTGTCTGGCATTGAAGTTAGAAATTATCAATTTCGCTATGAAAATGGATATGATGGAATACGGAAAATGCTTCAATCGTATCATGCAAAACTGTGTATGAAATGGCAGGGTAATAAAGTATTGCTTTGGTGTGAATTGCTTTGCGATTATTCGATTGATGAAGAATTTGATACATCGCAGGTTTCTTTTTCGATGCAGAAAAACTTTAATTTATGCAATCATATAATCTGTCTTGGGCAGGGTGATTTGAAAGATAGGCATGTGATACATATTTTTTCGAATGAAAACGGTGGTATTTTACCATATGCTTTGACGGATAATCCAATGCAAGATAGTGATTACATCCTTGATAAGAGAAATCAATCGTTGTTTGGCAGTGCAGAGATTGCGGAAACGTATGACTTTAGTTCAGCGGAAACGATTGAAAATTACCTGCCACTGCCAAATAAGCCTCCGGACTGGAAACAAGATTATACGAAGTATTTTCAAATTTCAGATGGAAGTTATAAGGAGATTGAGAGGAATCTTCAGGATGTGTATGTGTTGCAGACGGTGCAGCCGTGGAACTGGAACTCAAATTACAAAGACTACTTTTATTTATCAAATGGTGAATACAATAACGTGGAAAGTGAGTCAAAAACGACTTATGTACTGTTGACAAAACAACCATCTGACTGGGCGGCTAATTACAAGGACTATTTTGAAGTCAAGGAAAATGAGTATGCTGCCGTTGACAGTGTGACTGTTGAAACATATAAGAAACAGACAAAACAGCCAAACGACTGGAATAAAAATTATGGTAATTATTATGTTACAGATGGTATTGATTACAGTCAATGTTCTGCAGACTCAAAGGAAGTTTATAATTTGCAGGTGCGTCAGCCATCCGATTGGAAACATACATATAAAGACACTTATTGTATTTATTTTAATGGTAAATATGTAAAATGTGGAGATTTAGCCATTTATAAAAAGAAAGCACCTAAGTGGCGGAAAAATACGTTTTATAACAAAGGAAGCAAGGAAGTACCACCCAAATGGAACGCTCAGGACAGATATACCAAAGAAACCAAGGTTGTGGCACCGAACTGGAAAGCAAATAAATATTATATGAAGGTAGTTACCGATTTTCCAACGTGGACGCAAAACAAATATTATACGTGCCAAAAGGATGTTGATGTTGGTGTTGAATTTGCACCGAATTCTTATTATGAAAAGGTACTGGACCATTATAAAACAATGGTTGACGGTGCGATTGAACGGTTTGCAGAGTATTACGCTTCGGACGAATTGGAAATCTCACTGGATACGGAAAAAATGTATGATATAGGTGATATTGTCGGAGCGTTTGAAAACAACACGGGAATATTTGTTGCGCAGCCAATCACGAAAAAGATTGTAACCATTGAAAGAGATAAAGAATCAATAAGATATGAGGTGAAGAAAAATGGCAGTTAATATTGTAACAGGGCGGACCGGTACAGAACATATCACGTCAGATGATTTCCGGGCAATGAATGCTTCTGTTTTTGGAACGGGGAAATATGTTTTTGATTATGGTCAAAAATTTGCTGCAACGATTGTTACAAATAATCAAATTAGAATCCGGGACGGAATGTGCATGAACCAGGGAACGCAGATGGGAGTCGAGCTAACGGATTATGTGGATGTAGCAATTGAAAATGGCATTAGTGGTTTAAATAGGAATGACCTGATTGTTATGCGATATGAAAGAAATGCAGACACATCGATTGAAAAGGCATCCTTAGTAGCTATCAAAGGTACATCCGGAAGCGTTGGGGAAGACCCAGAATATAACACCGGCAATATTTTAGATGGTGGCGATTTGATAGATGATATGCCGCTGTTCAGGGTGAAAATTGAATCATTAACTATTACGGCAGTAGAACCGATGTTTACTGTTTTTGATTCTGACATTAGAAAAAAATTAGCAGAATTATCAAATGTTGACAATACAGCTGACGCAGATAAAACAGTAAATATTGCAAAGAAACTTTCTAATGAAAAAGCAATTGGAAGTGCCAAAAGACCGGTATATTTCAATGAAGATGGTGTTCCGGTGGCGGGAACTTATACATTGGGGGATGCATGTCAGAAGTCATTGGGAGTAGTTAATACCGGAGATACCGGCTTAGTAACTGGTGGTCAGGTAGCGGCGTCAATTGGTGTTAAGGGAAACTATGAAGAAAAAACATGGACACCCTCAATTTCTCATTATTATGGTGATAAGAAATACGCAAATATTTTCAGCTATGGTGAATATAAAAAGGTTGGCAATATAGTTCATATTAAAGGCATGCTTGAATTGCAGAGTGAAACACCTAGTATTAGTGAGTTTTGCCTGAAAGATTTGCCATACAACCCAATAGGATATATCAGCAAGGAAATACGTGAAATATATGCCGGTCATGTCATGATAGGCGGTACTTCGGCAACGAAGGTTACAAGTGGCACAGGCTATCTTAATGTGATATTACCGAAAGCCAAGCAGATTTCGATGGTTTACATAGATTTGATTTATTGGATTTGATTAATGGAAAGGAATGGTGAGATGATGGAAATTAAGGAAGAAAAGACGGTTGATATGCTTACGAACCAATCAGTTAGCATTTTAACTCAAAAGTTTATTGAAATTAATGGAGTGAGATCACAGATTGGCGATGGACATAGATGTGCCTATGTTAATTCTGAAACTGGAAGAAGTGATTTGCAGGGGACGGAACCGGAAGAAATTGTTAATGCGGTGTTTGCAATCTGGGGAGAATCTCCAACGGTTGTGGATGAATTGGAAAAATAAGAAAAGGGGGACTAAAGAATGAAACAGATGATTTGTACGATTTGCGGGTTGATTGGAAGTAGTGTGGCAGCGTTCTTTGGAGGATGGACTTCCGGAATGACAACGCTTCTTATTCTCATGTGCATAGATTATGTTACGGGTCTTATGGTTGCTGGAATTTTTAAAAAGAGCAAAAAAACAGAGAGTGGTGCGCTAGAATCTCATGCGGGGTGGAAAGGATTATGCCGGAAAGGTGTTACCTTACTTATTGTATTGGTGGCTTGTCGGCTGGATATGACAATTGGGACTACATTTATAAAAGATGCTACGGTGATTGGTTTTATTGTTAATGAGACGATTAGTCTAATCGAAAACGCTGGTTTGATGGGAGTTCCCATTCCAAAAGCAATTGAAAAGGGGGTTGATGTGTTGAAAAACAAAGCGGAACTAGATGAGTAA